CGCCGGAGCGGGTCCTGCATCCGACGATCCCGACTTCGACGAGGTTTGCGCGTTGGCGCAGACGGGCGCGGCAGGCCAGAACCTACTTGAAGCCCTGCGCTTTCGGCACATCGATCGGCCAGAAAATCCCAACGCGCCCGAGGCGGTGCTGCGTGTCCGCGTGACGCAGCAGCAGTTTGTCCGCGACCTCGAAGCAGCGCGCGACCGCGGCCTCGAAGCGATCAAACGCAAGGCCGAAGCGGCGAAGAAATCCACCTGATCCATCGCTGTGCGTTGCCCCGGTTTTCCGGCGCGGGGCAGTTTTCGCGCCATGAGTGACGCCGCGCCCGCATCTGGTTCGCCTGCCTCGCCCGCCCCTGGCGGCGCATCGCCTGCTCCCGTGGGAGGTGCGCCTGCCGGTGGCGCCGCGCCGGCACCCGCCGCCGCGCCGACCCGGCCGGAGTGGCTGCCGGAAGCGCATTGGGATGCGGCGTCCGGCATCAAGCCGGAGTTCGGCGCGCACTACACCGAGATCGCGAACGCCCACAAGACCTTCACCGAGCAGCAGGCCGCGCTCGCCGCCCGCAAGCCCGAGGACATCAAGATCGAAGTGAAGCTGCCGGACACCGTGAAGGTGCCGGACGGCATGAACCTCAAGATCGACGAGAAAGACCCGCGCGTCGCCGCGCTGCGCACGATGGCGCTCAAAAACGGCTGGACGCAGGATCACGTCAACGAACTCGTCGCGTTCGATGCGCAGCAGCAGATCGCCGGCCACACCGCCGAGCAGGCCCGCATCGGCGACGAAATGAAGAAGCTCGGTGCCAATGCCGACGACCGCCTCAAGGCGGTCTCGACGTGGGCCAAGGGCATCACGACCGATCCGGCCGAACTCGGCGAAATCAAAATCCTCACCGCCACCGCGGCGGGCGTCTCTCTGCTCGAAAGGCTGATGCAGAAATCGAACGGTTCGGTGCCTGGCGCACAGAACAATCCGCCGCCCCCGAAAACCGAACCGAAGTCCCACGCCGACCGGATTTGGCCGGGCGGCTTCCAGAAGAAGGTTAGCTAACCATGGCCGCTCTCGGAACCGCTGTGAACCTGCTCGATCTCGCCAAGCGGATGGACCCGAACGGCGGCATCGCGCCGATTTGCGAGCTGCTGTCGCAGACCAACTCCTTCAACGCCAACACGGTCTGGAAGGAAGGCAACCTCACCACCGGCGAGCGGGTCACGATCCGCACCGGCCTGCCGACCATCTACTTCCGCAAGCTGAACCAGGGCGTCCAGCCGTCGAAGTCCACGACCGTGCAGGTCGATGAGGGCACGGCGATGATGGAAGCTCGCGGCCAGATCGACAAGGACTTGGCCGAATTGAACGGCAATTCGTCCGCTTTCCGCATGTCTGAGAATGCGCCGTTCATCGAGGCGATGGGCCAGACCTTCGGCGCCAAGGCGTTCTACGGCAACACCGGCCTCGACCCCGAGCAGTTCACCGGCCTCGCGACGCGCTTCTCCGACGACAGCGGCCCGGCGAACGCCGAAAACATCGTTTCCGGTGCCGGCTCGGGCAGTGACAACACCTCGATTTGGCTCGTCGATCACAGCGATCAGGGCTGCTACGGCATCTACCCGAAGGGGCTCCAGGGGGGGCTCTCGCACGAGGACTTGGGCCTCGCCGACGCCTTCGACACGCAGACCCCGCCGGCTCGCTTCCGCGCCTACATGGACCTCTGGCAGTGGAAGTGCGGCCTCGTCGTCAAGGATTGGCGGCGCGTGGTGCGCGGTCCCAACATCGACGTCTCGAACCTGATCGCAGAATCGTCCGCCGCCGACATCCTCGAAATGATGGCGATCATGGTGGACAAGATTCCGGCCGGCTCGTCGAACCTGCGGTTCTACTGCAACCGCACCGTCAAGACGATGCTCCGCATCCAGTGCATGAACCGCCCGAACGTCTACCTGACGCTGGGCCAGGAGGAGGGCCGTCCGAAGCTGACCTTCGACGGCATTCCGATCGAACTGCACGACCAAATCCTCTCGACCGAATCCGCCGTGTCGTAAGGCGCAAGGGAACCCAGGCCATGATCCTCGACAACGATCTTCTGTTTTCCGATGCGCAGGCCGTGACCGCGGCGGCGGCTTCGACCAACTACTACGACACCGGCCCGTTGGGCTACGTCGGCGCCACCAGTTCGACCTCACCGCCCGCCAACACGGGCCGCAACCTCGGCACGGGTGGCGAACTCTATTTCTCGATCTCGGTCGATACGGCGATGACCGACTCCGGGTCGAACTCGACCCTCGCGGTGACGCTGGAGACGGACGACAACTCGTCGTTCTCGTCCGCGGCGACGGTCGCGACGCTCGTCACGATCCCGGCGGTGTCGGCCGCGGGCACCAAGTATTTCGTGAAGGTCCCGATCGCGACGACCGTGCCCTATGAGCGCTATCTGCGCATCTACTACACGCCCGCGAACGGCGATCTTTCCGCCGGCGCATTCACCGTCGCGCTGGTCAAGGACGTCGATAACTACGCCGTCTACCAGTCCGCAGTCGCCACCGGCATCTGATCGGACATCACATGGCCACGTACAAGCTGAGCAAGGATCACTTCCTCCAGGCCAAGCGGCCCGGCACCAAGCACGACTCCAAGGATCGCTGGTTGAAGGAGCCACAGCTTCACGAGCAAGGCGCCACCATCGAGTTCGATGGACCGCCTTCGCTTCACATGGAGCCGTTGGACAAGGAAGCGACCGAGCGCGTCGAGGCGCGCCGCGCCGACTGGAACGACAAGAAGGCGAAGGGCCGGTCGGCCCGAGCGCAGGTCGGCTGGAGCCCGCAGTTCGGCGCGAACATGGAACGCATCATCGAACGCTCGACGGAGCCCGACGCCAACCCGATGTCCAACTCAGGCTCCGGGCGTTCTCGCAAGAAGGCTGCGTAGCCGGAGGCTGACAGATGGCGCCGCGCACGTTCGCCTACGGACCCAATGGAGACGACAATATGGCTACGAATTACGGCAAGGTGGGTCCGACCACCAACTCCGACGGCTCCGATGCGCCGATGCGCCTCGGCAAAGCCGGCGAACAGATTTTCAGCGAGTTGCACGGCCGCTATTATGAACAGGCGTCGCGCGGCAAGCTGTTCATGGCGCAGGCCATCGTCACCGCGCCGGTGGTCTACACCACGGCGGCCGGCACCGGCGGCCCGCTGCTCTGGAATCCTCCCAACTCCGGCGTGAATGCCGTCATCCTCGCGGTGTCGTTCGGCATCACCACCGTCACCACCGTGGCGGCGGCGCTGGGCATCACCGGCAACACCGGCCAGACCGCGGCGCCGTCCTCGACCACCGCGATCGACGGCCGCGCCAACCTGTTCCTCGGCCAGGCCGCCTCGGCCTGCACGCCATACCGTATCGGCACGGTCACCACCGCAGGCGGCTTCCTGCTGCCGTTTGCCTCGCTGCACACCGGCGCGCTCACCACCGAGACCGGCATCGCCGGCTTCATAGATGTGGGCGGCGCAATTTTGGTCCCGCCGACCGGATGGGCATCGATCGCGGCGTCGGCGACTGCCAGCACCACCGTCGGCACGTTCGGCATGATCTGGGAAGAAGTCCCGGTCTAAAGGGCCGGACATCGGAGAAAACCAATGGTGGACGTCACCTATAGCTCCGCTCAAATCCTGAGCGACAGCCTTCGCGCCAAGGCCGGCATCTACATCCCGGGTTTTGGCTTCCGTGTATCCAAGACGGAGAACGTCAACACCGCAACGGGTGTGGACCTCTTTTCCGTCACCGGGAAGGTGCTCGTCACAATCTGGACGCTGGAGGTGACGAACGCCCTGCATACGTCGGTGACCGATTACAAACTGAGGATCAAGACCGACAACGTGGACCTCTGCGCGGCGGGCGACATTTCCAGCGCCGCCGTCGGGTTCATGATGCAACTGAACAGCGATGCCGGCGATACCATTCTGGCGTCGGGCTCCTATGCCGTGTCCGCCGTAAAGACGGCGGATACCAACGGCAAAGGCCACGCCAACCGCATCATTGGCCTCGCGGGCGGCACCTGCACGCTGCAATCGCTCCGCACAGCCGGCGCGTCCGGCGACGAAATCATCCACAATCTTTGGTATCTGCCGCTCGAAGCGAACGCTTCGGTCGTCGCTGCCTGATACTGAGACTTTCCCGCCGCCGCCTGGGCCGCCCTTCGGGGCGGTCCTTGCGTCTGTGCGTTGGGACGATTGCAGGGCTGCGGCCATCCTGCCGCCATGACGGAAACCACCGATCTCGATAGCGGGTGGGCCACGGGCGTTTCGGCGCCGGTCGGCAAATTCCGCGATTTCGGTGCCGCCATTGGCGAGCGCGAGGAAACCGCCGCGGTGACCGCGACCGGCCGCGTTTCGGCGACAGCGCTTCTCAAGGGCGTGTGCGCCGGTCTCGGGCTTTCTGTAGGCGGCGGCGCGCAGACCGACACGACGCCTCGCTTCATCGAGAACCCTGTCGCAGCGATTGGCGCCAAGACGGACGCCGCCGCTGCTACGGCTTCGACCACCGCGTCCGTGCCATCGATCCTCAAGGGCCTGCTTGCCGGAACGGGGGTCTGATGGCTTTGCCATTCCGCAACATCGCCCGCGCCATCGGTTCGCCCGACGATCCTGTGGCCACTGATAGTTCTTCGTCGTGGTCCTGGATTTCGCTGCTCAAGGCGGTGTTTCAGTCGATCAGCGACGGCACGCTGGTAGCGGCGGCGACCGGCCGCGCCGAGAGTTTCGTGTCGCTATGCCAAAGCGCGGCCGGCCAAACCGCGCACAACATGCGTCTCGCGCGGGCCAGCCGGATAGCAGCGGCCGCGTCTGAGGCGAACGCCTCGGCGTCGGCTACCAGCGCAGAGTTTTCAGCGGCCGGTGTCGGCTTCGCCGCCGGGACCGCGCTTTTTGGGCAGCGGGCTAAGAAGGACCGCATTCTCGCACAGACCGCGGCTACCAACGCGGCCGCGTCCGCCGCATCCATCACATCCGAGGGTCTTGTCCTCGGCGTCCAAGTTTTCTCATAGGAGCCGCGCATGGCGACGTACACCAAAGTGAAGCTGTCGGGCAGCACCGACGGCAAATCCATCAAAGTCGCTGCGACGGCCACGCTCGGAACGACCATCCATACGGCACACGCGACGGCGCTGGATGAAATCTGGCTGTGGTGCGCCAACACCGACACGTCAGACCGCAAGCTCACGATCGAATACGGCGGCGCGACATCGCCCGATTGTCTGGTCGAGATCACGATTCCGGCCGAGGACGGCGCCTACTTGGTGATCCCTGGCTGGTTGCTGACGAACTCGCTTGTAGTTACCGCGTTCGCCGCGTCCGCCAACGTCCTGGTCATCAACGGCTACGTCAACCGGATCACGTAATGCTGCAACGCCTGACAGGAACCGGGCCGCGCTGGCCGCGCATCAGCGCGTTCATCCGCACGCTGCTGGATGACGCGACGGCCGCGACGGCGCTTGCGACCCTGACGGCGCGCGGGCAGGGCAAGGAAACGATCTTCATGCCGGCGTCCGCCATGTGGGCGCGCACGACCAATGGTCCCGGTTCTGCATCGCGCGAACTGACGACCAGCGGCGACGTGATGATAAAGGGATGGGCGTTCGACACCACGACCGAGGAAGCCGTGCAATTCTACATTGGCTTTCCGAAGTCTTGGGACAAGGGGACCATCACCTTCCAGGCGTTTTGGACAAACGCATCCGGCGCGTCCACCGAAACCGTGTCATGGGGGCTTTCGGCCGGTGCGTTTACGGACGATGACCCTATCGACAGCACCGAGCTCGGGACTGAGGTTCGGGTGTCAGACACATGGCTCGCCCAGAACGATCTGCACGTAACGGCAGAGTCGGCGGCCGTAACCGTCGGTAACACGCCGATCGACGGCGACATGGTGATCGGGCAAATCGCGCGCAGCGTGTCGAACGACAATATGACCGGCGACGCCGAACTGCTCGGCATCAAAATCTTCTTCACGACCAACGCTGCCACGGATACCTAGCGATGGGAAAGACGCTGAACGCCCTGATTTATCCGAGCGCACCGTCCGTCATTGCCGAGCGCCGGATGATCGATGTCGAGACGATTCCGACGAACAAGGTTTCGTGGTGGCGACCGGTTGTTGTTGTGGGCGACGACACTTTCGACCCGCTGACCCAAAAAAAGACGGGGCCGGTGACGACCATCGAGAAAGATCGCGTCGTCGATACCTACGAGATCGTCGCGCTCACGGCGCTGGAGTTGAGCGAGCGCAAGGATGCGCGGCTTTCGTCAATAGACACGCTGCAATTCGCCATCGCATACGACATTGAGAACCGCGTCCGCGTGCTGGAAGGAAAGCCCCAACTCACGGCGGGGCAATACCGAGCGGCGATCAAGGCGCGGCTCTGATGTTGATGGTCAACCAGATTATCGGGTTCGGCGCGTTTTCAAATGCCGAAATAGGCGGTAACGACGCCTTTACCAAACTTCTACTGCACTGCGACGGCACAAACGGCGGAACGACTTTCACGGATAGCTCGGCTGCTGCTCACACAGTCACGGCAGCAGGCAATGCCAACACCGCAACGGATCAGTTCAAATTTGGAACTGCCTCGTACAAGGGCGACGGTACGGGCGACTACGCTACGTCCGCCAACTCCACAGACTGGAATTTAGGAGGCGCGGGTGCCGGTGACTTCACCATAGATTTCTGGATTCGCTTCAATTCAGTGGCGGCCGCGTATGGTCTTGTTGCAACCGGAAACTTTGCAGGGACCGGCTGGACATTTTATTTTGTCAACACATCAGGCGGCCAACTTCGTCTTTACAACGGCTCTGAAAGCGTCATCGCGTGGGCTGCGTCAACCAACATTTGGTATCATGTTGCGCTCGTTCGCAGTAGCAGCACGATAACCTGCTACATTGGCGGGACCAGCATCGGTACATTCACAGACCTCGATATGAACAACGATTCTGGCGCTCTGCGGGTTGGCGATGGCGGAGATAGCGGGAGTTCATTCAACGGCTGGATGGACGAGGTTCGCATCAGCAAGGGCATCGCTCGGTGGACGGCGAACTTCACGCCACCGACGGGGCCGTACACCTAAAAATTTAACTAGGCGTCCTTGCCGCGCGAGTGAATCCACCCAAGCGTCGTCCACAAGAGCGTATCGGACGCCCCGCTGGCGCTGATGCGAGAGCGAACTTGCCCGCTTGTGTTGGTGCGGATGTAATCGACACCGATAGCCGGGCCTGCGACGGCAGGAGCGCCGCCATTGAAAAGACTAGCGGATGGAACGGAGTCGGTTTCCGCCAAATCAGAAAACAGCACATAAAATGCGCTAGACCCGCCAGAGCCACCAAATGCGACCCTCGCAAAGACTTGAATTCCGGTCGGAACCGTCAGCGTTCGCGTGACGGCGCTCGTGCCGGGGTTTGTGGCGTTGGCGCCAACTTTTGTAACCAGGCTAAAGTAATCGCCAACTTGTGTGAACGGCACAATGGACGTGCTGCGAACTACCGAACCGATCGGACGATAGGCGGTGTAGCCGCCGATCTTCTGCATTTCGGCGAGGACGCTCGATTGGGTCGCGCTGTCGTGGGCCAGTACGTCGGTTTGCAATCCGCCGCCACCGACCAAAAAATAATGCCAAGACGCATCCGCCAGAGACGATGACGAACGGCATCCGCTTCGGCCGCCGCCCGAGTAGCCATCCGGGTCGTAATTCTCAGGGGCAAATGCGACGTCGAGTTGCTTGATGATCCCGACCGGAAGATCGAGGTCCATCTGGTCGCGCGTCAGTGTAGACGCAGCGCCATCGACAATCCGAACGGTGCTGCGTGCGGAACCCGCTGCGATCGCAATATCGTTCGTCGCGTCGGTAGTGTCGTTCGAGAGGGTCAGGCCATCGATCCAGCCGCGCGGCAGGTAGCCTTCCGAGCGGCGGCGCTCCCATGCCTTGAACGGAGAGGACCCTGGAAGGGCGAACGGCCTGTTCATTTAGGCGTCCCAGCCTTCGGCATGCACGTTGAACGTCTCGGCGTTGTGAGTAGACGCGCGCAGCGACCATCCGGCCGGCAGATGGCAAGCGTTCGACGGCAGCGAGCAGTCGATGCGCCGCGAGAACACCGCGACTGTGGTCGATGGCGTGATCGCCCCGACAAGGATTTCCTTCCAGAGAAACGCCGTCGAGCCGTTGTGCTTGTAGAGCCGCACCACGCCGGCGGTCGTCGTTCCGGTGGCGGTGATCTGGATGTTGTCCAGCGACGATCCGTCCGTGGCATCAGCGGTGAACACGGTGCCGATGGTGCCGGTGCCGTCGCGGTTTGTGTTCGCGGTCGAGATCGCTACGGCGGAATGGCGGAGCGCCTGGGCGAAGATCGGAGTTGCGGTGACGGCCATAGGTCAAATCCTCAGCGGCAGAACTGCCAGTTAGAAATCCCGGTGTAGGCGGACTGATCGGCGATCCCGAGCGTCGCGCGCGCCGCGGCCGCGGTGGTGTCGTCGAGCAAGGTCAGCATGAAGGCGGACGCCGCGACGGACGTGCTGACCGATGAAACGAGGGTCGGCTGGCCATCGGCGTCGAAGAACAGGTATTTGCTGGCGCGGGAAGCGGCGACCGGAAGCTCGTCGAGGTCGTCGGCGTCGCTTGCGGGCTGCCGGAGCGAGCGCGGCAGGTCCGCCACGGCCTGCTGCAACATCATCGTGAACAGGCTGAATTGCAGGTTGATCGCTGGGATGTCGAGGTCGCCGTGCGTCGGAATATGGATCGAAAGTTCGTAGGTCAGCACCCGGGCGATGACGACGGAATCGCCTGCCGTGGCGCCGGTGACGAGCGTGACGGTGCCGCCGTCCTCATCCTCCTCGCCGCTGGTGGTGTAGTGCGTGGAGAGGGTTTTCAGGACGTCGTTGACGTAGACCTCAAGGTGGGTCTCGTCCAGGAACGCGAAAGGGACGGCGAAAACCGTCTGGCCGTTGGTCGCCGTGTAGGCGATCCGGGGGGTGGTGTCCGAAACGTCCAGCCAGTCGGTCATGGGCGGACGATGCCGCCGGGGAGGGGGGCAGCCCAACGCACACGGTCTGTGCGTTGGGGCAGGGGCGGCATGGCTCGCAATCTGCCCGGGCCATGACCGATTTCAGCGTCATCAATGCGGCCTTGACCCGGATCGGTGAGCCGCCGATCACGTCGCTGACCGGCGGCTCAGTCGCGGCAAAAATAGCCAGCGAAAACTATGAGTTGACGGTCGAGGCGCACCTTTCGGTCTACCCGTGGAAACGGGCGTCCAAAACGGAGCAATTGAACCGGCTCGACCCGGACGAGGTGGGCGAGCCGCCTGAGCCGTGGACCGCTGCCTACCAGCTTCCGTCCGACCTGACCGAAATCCGCACCGTGAAGGTAGATGGCTACGCCATCCCCTACGAAATACACGGGGACAAGGTGCTGTGCGATGCGGCCGAGGGCGACGAGGTGATCCTGCACTACGTCTGGCGGGCTGCCGAGGCGGACTGGCCGGCGTGGTTCAAGGAGGGCATGGTCCGAACCATGGAGGGCGTTTTCCTCCGTGGCATCGGCGAGCGCTACCGCGAGGCACAGGTGCGCGACGAGGCGGCCGCCGATTGGTGGCGGATCGCCAAGAACCGCGACGCTCAAGCGCAGCCCTCGCGCGCGCCGCAGCGCTCATCGACCCTGGCCGCGCGCACCGGCGGCGTGTCCACAACGCCGCGTATGCCGATCGACGCGAGGTAGCCATGCCTCGCAAAAAGACGCTGCAATCGAATTTCTCGGCAGGCGAGCTGGCCCCGGACCTTGGGATGCGCCAGGACACCGAGCAATACCAGAACGGCGCCCGCTCGCTGCTCAACCGCCGCTGCTTGATCGGCGGCGGCACGAAGCGCCGCCCCGGCACTTGGCGCGATGTCGATCTGCCCGGGCCGTCTCGCCTTACGGAATGGGTGGTCAGCCGCGCCGTCACCTACATCACTGCCGTCGGCGATGGCCACTTTCATGCCTATGCGCGCGCTGCCGCCACCGGCGAACTGACGACGGCCGGTTCGCTGTCGTCCTGCCCGTGGACCGACGACATCTGGTCGGAAATGAACATGGTGCAGAGCGGCGACACCATGTTCCTGACCCACGTCGATATGTGGCCGCAGGTGCTGACCCGGCTCACTGCTTCGACCTGGGCCGTGGCCGATTTTGCCTTCGCCACCGGGCCGTCTGGGCGGAAGGAGCAGCCTTATCTCAAGTTTGCCGATCCGAGCATGACGCTGACGTGCTCGGACGTGTCGGGCTCGATCACGCTGACTGTCTCGGGGTCGGTGGCGTATTTCGTCGCCGCGCACGTCGGCACGTACATCCGCTACCACAAGAAGGCGTGCCTCATCACAGCAGTGGCTGGCGATGGGCTGTCCTGCACGGCAACGGTCATCGAGATTTTGCCGGAAACCTACAGCCTGACGGTCGGTTCCTCGACGAACTTCTCGGTCGGCGAGGTGGTTGAAGGCAGCCAGACCGGCGCCAAGGGCATCATCACGGCCAAGGCCGATGGCACGCACGTCACCGTCGTGCTGACCGAGACGCTGATCGCGTTCACGACGTCGGACACGCTGGTCGGGCCGCAGACGTCGAGTGCGGTGTCGGGCGTTTCTACCACCACGAACGGCGCCGTCACCGATTGGGACGAGCAGATGTTTTCCGACGTGTACGGCTATCCGGCCTGCGTCGAACTGCACCGCAACCGCCTGCTGTTCGGCGGCCATGCGACCGCATCGAGCTACCTGATCGGCTCTGCGCTGAACAATCTCTACGACTTCAATGTCGATGACGGCAGCGACGGCGACGCGATCCTGGAATCCATTGGCGACGAAGCGGCGAGCCGCATCGTGCAACTTCATAGCGCCGAGCAGTTGATCGTGCTGACCGACAACGGGCCGTACTACGTGCCGGAAAGCGCCACCACGCCATTCCGTCCGTCCTCTATCGCGTTCTATCCGTTCGGCTCGCCCTGGCCGATTGCCGAGAGCGTGCGGCCGGCGGCGTTCGACAACGGCGTGCTGCTGCTGTCCGGCTCCACGGTCATCAAGGCGCGGCCGACCGGCAACCAGGCGCAGCAATGGGACGCCGACGAGGTGTCGCTGCTGGCGCACCACATGCTGTCCGGCATGACCGATCTCGCCGTGACGTCGAACTTCGCCGGCGGGCCGGAACGCTACGCCGTGTTCCGCAACGACGACGGCACGATGGCGGTGATGCAGCTCGTCGAGAGCCAGAAAATCCGCAACTTCACGCCTTGGACGACGGACGGAACGATCCAGTCGGTCGCTGCCATCGAGGGCCACCTGTACGCTGCGGTGACCCGCGCCATTGCCGGAAATACCCTCTACCTGCTGGAGCGCTTCGACCAGGACATCACGCTCGACGCATCGACCGAATACGCCACCGAGGCTGCAATGACCGACGTTTCGACAGGCGTCGTTTCCGTCTACGGCGGGACGGCTGTCAACGTCGTCGCTGATACAAGCCACCTCGGCACCTATCCGCCGTCGCTGACCACGCTGCCCGATGGGCCGTTCGTCGTCGGGCTTTACTACGATAGCGAGTTGGAGCTTTTGCCGCCGGTGATCGACGGGCCGGAAGGCCCCGCGGCGGGCGACCTGATGCGGATCGTCGAGGCTTTCGCCTATGTGCAGGCGTCGCAGCGCTTTGCCGCTGACGGTTACACCCTGTCGGCCTATCAGGTCACCGACGCGGTGGATGAGCCGCCGCCCGACAAGGAAGGGCCGCAGCGGTTCACGTTCCTCGGTTGGGAGCGCGAGCCGACCATCCTGTTCAACCAACCCGATCCGCTGCCGCTGGACATCCTGGCGGTGCGGACAACCGTGGCATTCTGACAATGTCGGACCTCGGACCACTCATCATCCCCAGTCTTGTCGGCTCGACCGCGCTCACCGCGACCAGTCAAGTCATGGCGGGGAACG